CAAATCACGATGGAATTTTAGACATGATAGTTTTTGGATTTACTCAAGATATGGACATTGCCACAATCAAACACTATCAGGACATGTTAAATGTCAATTTTCCAGAGCAAACAGCAACACCCGATGACAACCCAGTCAGAGGATTAAACTTTTAAACTAACAATGTTAATTCCTACTTCTTACTTAGATAGTAACACTTTATACAAAATCTATCAAACAGTAACTAACAACAAACCAAAACCACAAAGTGTTTACAATCCCCCTAGAAGTAGAAAGATTTCAATACTTAATGATTAAACACTAAGTATTAACAATTCACTCACAGATCGCCAAATTTTTTATTAATCAAATGACCAAACTTTCCACTCTAATTGATAACATAAACAACACACAAGTTGTAGAGCAAAATGTATATAAACTTGCAAAATGTGTAGATGCTAGTTATAAACAATCATATGATTATCGCACTATTAATTGTGAAGTTAAAAAAGGTAAAAAGTATTGGAAACTAATATTTGACAATAGCGTTCATGCATTTGTAGATGTAAACAATGGTGACGTATATAAACCTGCTAGTTGGAATAAACCTGCTAAACATGTGAGGTATAACTTATTAACTAATCCAGAGATTTGCCTATCTAATTGTGATTGGGCAGGAGGATATTTGTATATAAGATGATAACAACTACACAAGGATTGCAAGGGAGTTTTCCACACTTTGCGGAAGTATTGTGGAAAAGTAGTGTATATTTTAAATGGTTAATTAAACATAGGTATGTGTTATTTAACGATGATAATATAGACTCTAGTTAGTGTTATCTAAGAGCGTAACATAGCGAGATTTTTTTGTCAACAACTATGGAGAAATATGTCAATCTTCGCTAACACCTTGACATGACACATTTTTTGCTATATAATAACAATGTAAGCACAATTACAATGGGAAGATCTTACAAACGTAACGACCTCTATAATACAAATAGAGCGAAAAGTTTGAGAGAAAAGAGAAAACAATCCAACAACAAGTTTAAAGGAGTTACTAACAACAATCCGCACAATAATGTGGAAAAGTATCACAAACCCCGCCCCTAATTGCCACCCTATACTATGCCTTTCTTTGCCCTTTTTTGCTATGTCTAAAATAACAACTATTCAGACAATTCCACCAGTAAATGTTAAATTGTGGTCACACGGTTCTAAACACTTTTGGGCATACGATTACCCAGGAAATAGTAAGAACGGACCATTTAAATCTGAAAAGTTAGCATTACTTGACGCAACCCAATTCTCCAGTGATTCTTAATGACAATTCCACACAAATTGCAGTTATTACTTAACACATACGATAAGGGATTACTACCCCCTGATTTACAAATAGAGATGGCACAGTTCTTAATAGATTGTGACCTACATAATGAGTTGAGACAGTATCAACAACTATGCGACTATTACATCGCTGAGGGTATATGTTATGACGTGCAATTAGCATGACTAATTAACACATAGTATGCACACAGTTATTAACAATTAAGACAGTTAATTTCTGTGTGTATGTGTATATTAAAAAATCGATAAATGCTAACCTACAAAAGTATACCATCGATATCAAAAAATTTTCCCAGTAAAAAATTTCTCCAGTATGGTTTTAAACCCCAGACAAGAAAAGAAAATCGCCCTGCAAGAAACCTATAAGGATTTGGTGGGTCTTCCATGGCCTGCTCGTAGGTATCCAGGGTGTTACGATATTATACAGAAATACGCTAAGGCACAATTAGACCTCGACCTACCTAACTTCTCAGGGGTCTACCAGTCATTCGCAGATGACGCTGTAGCACAGGCAAATGGTCTATGGATAGAGAAACCTACATGGGGTGAGGAATTAGACTTTACAAACCTACAGAAGGATGACCTATTATTGTTTAGGTTATATACACAGGAAGGAAGGATTGTTACTCCAGAGAATGAGCGTATACCTAATCATGGTGCTGCTTACCTAGGTGATGGTTATATGCTACATCAACCATATAAGGAGTTAAGTCAGATAGTAGACATGAAAAGTAGTGGATGTAAGATATACCAGACATCTTGTGTAGGTGTAGTTAGGAATAACACTACATAGCAATAGACAACTGAATAATAAGTTAATGAGCAAAAGGTTTACTTTAAAGATAGAGGAGACCTACGACGGTGACTGTTATGTTAACATTCCACAGGATTTAATGGATGAATGTGGATGGAAAGCAGGAGATGTGCTAGAATATGAAGAAGAGACCGATGGGTCTGTTATCTTGATTAAAAGTGAAGAATGAGATATAATCAAATATGTCTAACGCTACTTGTGATTATTAACTTAATCAACTTAATAAAAAATTAGCGTTTGAAAAAAATAAAAAAATCGTCGTGGAAACTCCAAAGTTTAAGAGTGATGAAGAATTCATCGCTTGGGCATTACAAAATATAAGTGAAGCAATAAAGAATCTATCCAGTAGAATAGAGGCTTTAGAGGGGGCAATAGGTAGAATGCCTCCCCCTGGTGCTGATATGATTAAGTATAAAGTCCCAGGTGATGATTCCTACTCTAATTTAAAAGAGTTATTTGATAATCTGTATAAGAGGATAAATACCTTAGAGAATAATAATAAAACGTAGTGCCAGCTTATATTCAGGAAACAGGTCGAAGTTTTCCGAATCCTACTAAAGGCGGTGGTTTTAACCAAGTCTTTAAACGTCCCTCATCAGGTGAGTATACTACTCATGGAGATTACCCTGATGTAGGTAGCGGTATGGACTATAGCATCACCTTTGAGGGTGCAGGTCCAGGCACTATGCCTATGGGAAAAGATATTGTCCATTATATTGGTGATGATGACCCTACTAACGTTACCAGTGGTGGTGGAGAAAGAAGAGGAGTCTATAGATGGTATAGAGGGGTCAAAGATGACCACATGTATACACAAGACCCTCAACAAAAGAAATCAGACTTCGGTTGCGAGAATGAGTCTTGGAGGACAGCAGCAGGAGGATATAACTCAGAACCTAGGCAAGGGACACCTGTATTCTATGTAATGAGAGAGCAGGTACCTAATAGTGTGCCACTCAATACCTATTACAGTCACTGGCCTGACGATTCACAACTGACAGTAAGTAGTAATGTCCCTACTGGATTAAACGGAGTAGGTTGTGGAAGAAACAAATACTTTAATACTGGTAAGTTAGGATATGCCTTTACTTCAGAAGCAGCTGCATTAGCATACTGTAGTGGTGGAGAGACTCCTGTCCCTCTATATGAGTATCTACATCCTGACCCAGACCATTTCTATACAATAGACCCTGCTAATGAAGTTAATCTTAGTGGTGGTCCTATAGCACCTAAACATGCCTATGGTGGAGAATACTCCTACCTAGGCATTTTGTGTTGGGTATTTGCTGAACCTCCTAGAGATGCACCTACCGATACTATAGTAGACGTAGGTAATATAGGTCCAACTGGGCAATCTCTTAACAAGAGTGGTTGGTATGACTACACTGATGATGACCAATACTCCTATGGTGAGTCTGGATGGGGTACTGGAGGGTGGTCTGAGTTCATGTATAGGCAAATGCGTGACTCAAACAGTAATGCAGTAGAGGGTCCACCTGCTGTTAACGGTTGGGGTAACCCAGATAACGTAGATATGCTATCTAATGATGCTCAATTTGAATGGGCTTATGGTTTATCTGGTGCTGTAAAGGGTGCTGTGCCTAGATTCCTCGGTTTTGAGGACATGTATGATGCTCAATTCGTCTTCTATTTGTTTGATACCTCCTTCCCATGGAATGGTCCTATCTTTTCTACACAGTATATCCTCTCAAATGCGAAATGTTGTCCAAATACTACTGACCCAGAGGGTTGTCCGCAGTGTGCACCAGTATGGACGTACCATTCTCACTTCTATGAGATACAATCAGACTCATGGGAGACTACAAAAACAGAGATTTCCATACATGATGAGAGTAGTACGGGTGTAAAAGAGTCATTCTGGACTATAGGAACTGAATCTACTACCCTATTCTTCCGTTATGTTACCCGTACAGGTGACTTTAACCGTGGAGATAAGATAAATGGGTGGGATATTGACGCAGTTTACTACTTTGGTGATGAATTAAAGTGTGGAATAATGGAATTAACGTGGGATCAGGGTAGTGGTGCAACGAAAAATACCTTTTCTTATCAACAATCCTTCACTTCTACGGATAATGGGGAGATAGAAGTGCTTGCTGGCTACGGTGTACCCAATAAAGCAGCGTTTTGTGGCACATATGAGTTTCCAAAGAAGATATCTTACTGGAAAGTAGAGATAGATCCTAAAGCACTTATACCACGACGCACTATGGATGAGGCAAAACTAGAGGCAGTAGTGGGTGATGACGGAGAAATTAAGGCAGTTGTTATTATCAATGGTGGTAGAGGGTACGTAAATCCGACTATACAGGTGATGGATCCGCAAGGACTGGATGACTTCTCCCCTAATGATAGTGCAGACTTCATGGCAGATAAGTTAGGAATGGATCCTGATGCGGAGAAAGCAATAGCAGACCCTGATAAGGAAGACCAGTCTATGTCTACACAGGACATGAAGTCACATACAAGGGTGTGGCAGTCCTCTACAGAGGCAGTAGATGCAGAGGATAAGAATAAGGATGTATACAGACTGAAGAGAGCAGAGGTGGAGATATCACAGTTAGATGATGAGGGTATTATCAGAGCAGTGCGTGTCGTAGATCCTGGTGCGGGTTACAGTCAGGCAAATACTGTATTAGTGCATGTAGTAGATCCTGAGATAATAGAGTATGAGGGTGTGCGTGATAAGGACGGTAACTTCCAAGCTGGTGGTAAGGAGATGGAGGAAGCCGCAGAGAATATGGATAAGGCATGGGATCATACCTTTGAGAAGAGGGATGTAGTGTATGGTGTGAGGGATGAGGCAACTATGGATGATTACTCCATGCAACCTCTATCCTCCAATATGGATCCTATGACTAGGGATATAGTTAAGGAGTCTATGAGTCACTCATCTGATATGCCAAGTAACAATGCTACTCAGGTTTCTGTAACAGTCCCAGATAGTTACATCAGAGCAGCGGGTGATGGTATAGATGATGACATAACTAAACTTTGCTTCAATCTACCAGCAGAGTGTGTTGAGGTTAATGGTACTGCCAATATGAAGGCAGGTATGCCAGATGCAAAGAATTTAGAATACGTTACTGCTAATGACTCTGGTGTGACTGAATTCCAAGATGGTGCACTAGGGTACGCATTACAGGGTGTGGATCAGGCAGATACCTTTGGTGCCAACATGTCTCACTTATATGGTCCTTTTGGACAGAAGCAGTGTATAGAGGTTGCACAACCAAAACTGTATAATATTACTAGATGGTTTGATATGCCTTGTGCATACTTGGATACTAATGAGGATGGGGAGCGTAAAGCATTCGGATGGTTACCCTATAAGTATTGTGCTTCTAAGGAAAAGGAAGCAACATTCCGTGTGTCTATGGAGATAGAGGGATATGTTGGTGGTAGTCAGGGACCAGCATTTATGGACTTCCTTAAGAATATGCCAGTGCCTTTCTTACAAGCGAAGAGACCCATAACTACTAATGCTGGAGAGAAAACATGGAAGTGTAAGAGAAGTAGTATAGATGGTAGATGTTACAGAGATCCTCAAGATCCTGGTAACATGGTCTTTGTTCCTGTGGGGTTAGATGAAAACACTTACGACTACAATAGATCTAACTATACAGAGCTGGAACAATTGCAGATGTGGGCAGGTAGTAATATCAGTAGTAATGCAGCAGTGCAGACATGGTTAGGTCATCCTACTGCTGGTGACCCAGCAGGTACACCGCACTCTGTAGATTATACTGCTATAACCGTGGCAAGTTGTACCAATGGTGTACCACCCAATGAGTGTTGGGATACATACGTGCGGAATGTTAATGCATCAGATGGACCTCTCACTGTGTATAGTGGTTATGATGCTAATGGTAATGGACAATCAGGATCAACATTCTGTGGTACTAGTGAATTGTATGATTCCTGTGCTGCATTAGATAAATGTATGGATGCTTCTATTGCTATTAACCCACAGAGAATAACTGGTTCTGGTGCAAATGCCAGAATGAATATGGGATCTTATAATGGTATTATGGCAGTTAGGAATTATCTGTCTGGTGGTGTGATAGCACTAGGAAGAGCATTGAGGAATTATGGTAACCCATACTTTGATGAATGTAGTGAAGATAATGCATGGACTGACGGTGAAACACTTAATGATATAATTTTCCCTAAGAGGTTATAATGGCATTTGGAGCACTATTACCAGTATCATCTCTAAACGGACTACCTTGTAGTGGTCATGGATTGTGCATACCATCCACTATCCACTCTGTACAAGCGTGTGGCACCCCTCCAATCCCCTACAGCATAACCATTAAGGAATATACGTGTTGGTGGCCCCCTCAACCCCTAATTCCTATATTCCCTGTTACTCCCTATAGGGCAACTGTGCTAGTAAATCGTATTCCTATCATGTTACATGGGGATACCTTCACTCCACATATAGCGGTATGTACTAATATTGTTGTTTATATGTGTCCTTGTGGTAAAGCGATGTGTCCAACCCCCACTCCTATCCCTTGTAGCACCCTTACAATCGAAGATGGAGGTGGTGTAGGACATACTAGAATTCTTATGGCAACAACTTTAACAGTATTTGCTCTGAAATTACCAATTGCTCGTATCCTAGATCCTTTAGGTGTTGGTTTTTCAGGATTTAGTTACCCTTGTTCATCTGTGGTTGCCTGGGGGCATGCAACTGTGCTATCATCATAGTAGTTTAGCTAATAAAAATGGCATTATATACCTCAGACGGTGGTTATCAGTCTCCTCCAGCAAAGAAAACAAGGCAAGGAAACTCAAAAAACACTAAATTGAGTGCTACTTCACGTAACGGAGCAAGGAAGAAGTATAGGGGTCAAGGAAAATAGTCGGGAAACCCTATAAATAAAAGATATAACGCTAAATATCTTGAAAAGGTAGACAAGAATGCCTGCTTATAGGTTCAGATCTGAGAAATATGTCAGTAGAGGGTTTAAAGACTTAGCAATTTCGTTTAATGCTAACCCTTCTACTGGAGATTTTGGTGTGGTTAAGAATGAGAATGCTATAAAGCAATCTGTTCGTAACCTCATTTTAACTATGTTCGGTGAAAGACCCTTTCAACCTTCGATTGGGTCAAGAGTTAAGATGCTTTTGTTTGAACCATGGGATCCATTCGCAGTTGATACCATAAAAAGTGAGATATTCAACGTCATTAAACGACTAGAACCACGTGTTAGATGCACTGGAGTCGGACTTCGTGATGAATCTGATATAAATTCAGTCCATATTTCGATAGATTACACTATTGTTGGTCAACAAGAAGTACAAAATATCGATTTTCTACTAGAAAAGGCATAAAATGGCAGCCATTCCATCGCAATTAACGTCGCTAGACTTCTTTGAGATCAAAGAATCCATCAGATCGTACCTCAGAACTAGAAAAGAGTTTACTGATTACGATTTTGAGGGTAGTTCTGCATCTTATTTGATCGACATACTTGCTTATAACACGTATTACACAGCATTTAACGCTAACATGGCGTTAAACGAAGCATTTTTAGAGACTGCAACGGTTAGAGATAACATTGTAAGGCTCGCAAAGCAGTTAAATTATACTCCAAGGTCAATTAAAGCACCTAGGGCATGCGTGAAACTCCTTGCACAGACTAGTGTTGGACTAAGTGGGACTAGTTATCCCGAATTTGCCACTCTAAGGAAGGGTGATGTCTTTGTTGCAGACAATGATTTCGATTCTTATACCTTTGCATTGACTCAAGACATCCAAGTGCCTGTAGATAGTGGCACAGGATTAGCAACTTTTGATAATGTACTAGTATATCAAGGTAATTTACTCACTTATAACTACACAGTTGACTATACAAAGCGTCAGGACTTCATTATTCCTGATGAAAAGGTTGATACAGGTCTTTTGACAGTGGATATTTCTCCAACTGAGCAATCTTCAGAGACAGATACCTATAGTCCTGCTACAAATGTCACAAATGCTGATGGAACTTCCAGAATTTACTATTTGGAAGAGACTGATGACATGAGATACCGTCTTGTTTTCGGAGATGGGTCAATTGGACGTAAATTAATCGATGGAGAATACATTACTATCTCATATGTCTCTACAGATGGGGTTGAAGCTAACGGTGCGAGGGGTTTTAACTTCATTGGTAACGTAGTTGACAGTGATTTACGTGTTGTAAGTCCAAATGCCATTAGTTTGACCACTAAAGACGCTGCTCAAGACGGTGAAGATCGTGAAACATCACTTTCAGTCAAGTTTAGAGCACCTAGAGCGTATGCAACCCAAAATAGGGCAGTTACAGAGAATGATTTTGAGCATATTGTCTCTGAAATCTACCCTCAAGCAGCATCAGTGACTGCATTTGGTGGTGAGAAGTTAAATCCACCGATTTATGGAAAAGTTTACGTTGCAATTAGACCAAAAACAGGAACTAAGCTCAATGCGACTACAAAACAGAAGATTAAGAAGGATTTACTGAAGTATTCCATCGCTTCTATTGAGCCAGTCATCATTGACCCAACTATTTTCTATGTTTTACCGAAATCTTACGTTTATTACAATGGAAATGACACTGCTTTGACTGGTGCACAACTTGGAACTAAGATTTTACAAGGAATTGACGCATTTAACAAAAATGGTGCCACAAACAGGTTTGGAAACCGTTTAGACGGATCTAAATTCGGTGCAATGATCGATAATGCCGATAATGCCATTTCTGGTAACGTAACTCAAATGACTTTGGGTCAAAATCTTGATAAATTTGCTTTTGGGCAAGTTTTCACACAATGTTTAGATTTTGGTAACCCACTTTATGATCCATCAGGTTATTCTGGCACTCCAGACGATGATGACAACGGAACTGGTGGAAAATGTAAACCATCCTTCTCTGTAGTCAAATCTGGGACATTTTATGCCACTGGATATACAGAAGATCTTGTAAATCTTACTTTAAGTGATGGATCTACGTCTGCACAGGTTTCAACACCTGGAATTAGCACAAGTACTACCAATCAAGTCTTGGTGCCTGTAAATATAAGAGATGATGGTCGTGGGAACCTAATTCTCGTTACTGTAAGGGATGAAACTGAATTAACTCTTAATCCTTCAGTAGGAAGTGTCAATTATGGCACTGGTCAAGTCTGTGTTGGTCCCGTAGCGATACAAGGAACCCCAGATGGCACTACAAGGTTGCCTATTCAGGTTTTACCTGCTGGTGGATCAATTTCAGTACCACCTGGCGTAGATCCTACAATCTTTAACCCACAAGTCAATCCAATTGACTACACAATCAACGATGTGTCAATCCCTACCTTCGATCCGAATAACTTTAATGGTTATAATTACGGTGACACAAGTGGGATAAATATTATCGATTATCCAAGTGATACTTTCGAGTATCCAGTCAGCGAATCCTGTTTCTAAGATAGATGCCGATTACAAAGAATATCAACGTCTCTGATAGGGTCGAAAATCAGTTACCTGAGTTTATTCGTCACGAAGATAGACAAATAGTCAACTTCCTGTTTGAATATTATAAATCTCAGGAGAAAACAGGTAGACCTTACGATATCCTCAATAACTTATTGAGATATCTAGATTTAGATAACTATACCTCCGAGCAATTAGATTCTGCAACTAGTTTGCTTAAGGATATTGGTCTGTACGATTCTAAGATTGAAATTGAAGGAATAGATGGATTCCAGGAGCAAGATGGCTCCATAATGATTGATAATGAAGTAATTTACTACGAAAAGGTCACTCGTGGTCCTGATGTTATCATTACTCCAGGTATTTCGTATCCACAGTTTAATAAGAAGAAGCAACAACTAGAAAACCCTTTTACACTGTTTGATGGAGTCCAAAATGTCTTTCCATTAAGTTTTTTAGGTACTCCTGTTGCTCCTCCTTCAGCAGAGCACTTAATTGTGACTGCTTACAACACAATGATGATCCCTAACGTAGATTACTACGTTGAAGGTCTTAATATACGTTTTCAAGAGCCTCCAAGAGATCAGATTGGATCTGATGACTCAGAATTCACTTCATTGACTTATTTGGTCGGATATTCGGATCAACCGATCAAAACTTGCGATTCTATTCCTTATACAGAGTGGCAAGGCACAAAATTCTATCCATTAAGGATTAATCAACAATCTTACACTCCAACTTCCGAAATTGGACTTGTAATTAATAAAAATGGACGTTTACAAGAACCTTACACCGATTTTACCGTTTTTGAAGATAAAGTTGTTTTCAAAAATGAAATTGGAGCTGCTGATGCTATTCATATTAGGTCTGTCGAATATACTCCTCCTTCTTACGGTTCAGGAGCCTCAGCAATTGCTAAGGTTGCTGATAATGGCACAATAGAGAGTTTGATCCCCAAAACTGGTGGATCTAAGTATAGAATTGATTTTGCACCTAGAGTTACTATCACAAGTACAACAGGAGCAAATGCAACTGCCAAATCACTAATTGGTGGTATTAAAGACATTAATTTGATTGATGGTGGTCAAGGATACTCTTCATACAACCCACCAATCCCTGTAGTTGCTGCACCGTCTAATGCTAACGGTACACCTGCTCAATTGAGTCTAACAGTTAATGATGAGACTGGAATGGTCGATTCTTTAACTATTACTAACAGTGGTAGTGGATATGACTTCATTCCTGCTATATCCTTCAAGAATCCAGGTGGAGCAACCATTTCACCTCCTACTATTGATGGTGAGGGTAGAATCAACATAGGAACCATTACCGTTGATACAATGGGTAGTGGTTATAGTAATGCACCTGTAGTTTACATTGATCCTGCTCCTATAGGTGGAATCAATGCTGCTGCTATATCAAAAATCAACCAGGATGGTCAAGTATACGAAATCCAGATTACCAACCGTGGTAGAGGGTATACAGCGTCTCCTAGAGTCCAAATCGTTAACCCTATCGGTGCACAAGTATTAGACGTTACTGTAGCATCTGGATCAGTAACAAATATCGAAATGTTGACTGGTGGTATGGGTTATACCGATGCACCTTCAGTTTATATTGTAGATGACAGAAAAGACGGATATGGAGAACCAATAGGTGGTACTGGTGCTTTAGCAGAAGCAACCATCTTTAACGGTGAAATAACAGATATTAATATTACTAGTTTTGGATCTGGTTACTCTACAGAGTTTCCACCCAAGATTTACATTGCTGAACCAAAAGCAGCAAGGTCATCTGTAGATGTTGGATTTGATCAGGTTACAGGATTTGATATACTGGAAGATGGATCGGGATATGCTTCTAGTGCCTTCCTAGGGTGCTCCAGAGGCGTTTCTGGACCTGTAGGGTATGATAACCTCCATAATGAGATATATGCTGGAGAAGCAGCTTTAAGACAGTCAAATCATGCTGCTGGTGCTGCTGTTACTAACCTTGACTCTTTATTCATTAAAGAAGTCTTTGATAAGTTTAGAAGACAGTATCTTCCAACCTTAGACATTGATTTTGGTAAAGTTAACCCAGTTCAGGTTATCAAAAACATTACTGACTTCTATATCTCAAAAGGTACGAAGTTAGCAACTCAATATCTCTTTAAAATCCTATTTGGAGAAGATGTTGATCTTTACTATCCTAAAGATGAGATTATAAGTCCATCTCATGCAACTTGGGTTGTAGACACTATTCTTAGAGCAGAATTACTAGAAGGTGACGCTGCAAACCTAATAGACTCTGAAGTTAACCAATATGCCGATGAAGTTGATGGTAGTGTTACTGCTGCATCAGCATTGATTGAAAACGTCATTACTATCATTGAAGGTACTGACACAATCTATGAATTAGCAATATCTGAAGAAACCTTAGAAGGTAACTTCATTATTCCTTATAAGACTCGTCTAGTTGAGCCTTTAACCACTACTGGGCAGATAATCACGGTTGACAGCACAATTGGATGGCCCGAGCGTAATGGTACTATTAGAATCAATGATGTAGAGCAAGTCCAGTATAAAGAGAAGTCCCTTAACCAGTTCATAGAGTGTACACGTAGTAAGAATGGAATAGTCGAAGATTGGGATCCTGGTACTATAATTCAGTCCGATATCTTCGTTTATGTCAACAGAGGCACTGCAACGGAATGTAAGTTAAGGATTCTTGGTATTGCTGAAGCAGGTACCACAGTACTAAACGATACTGGTAGTTACTACCTTGGTGGAGATAAACTGAAGGTTGCAAACCTTGGATCGACTGCTGAGGAGTTAAGACTCCAATCTTGGTTATATAACGTTAAGAAACTGATTCAGGTCACCAGTATCACTCCTGGTGGTGTTAATAACCAGACTGCTACTGTAGTTTGCGGTAACCCTCATGGTTTGCTAGTTTCTGACCAAGTTACGATATATGGTGCAAACCCAGTTGTTTACAACGGTACATTCACTGTAACATCGAGAATTGACCAATTTACCTTCTCATATCAGATAAACACTCCTACTGAGATTTTACCTCAAGGAAACATCCTTTTATCGGTTGATTTGAATAGAGGTAAGTCAGATATCGCTTCTATCAATTCTGTTGTATCTGAGTTTACTACAAACATCCAAAACTCGTTTTTTAACGATAATTACGTTTATGTCGCTGCATCTGGACTTCCTAACTACAAAATAGGTCCATTTACAGGATCTGCTCTAATTCCAGGAAACCAAAGAAAATTACTTAGATTTCCAAGATTAGTCCAAACTATTTCCGAAAGAAAGACAATTGACCCAGGAACACCAATTGGTGCTTGGGTAAACGGTGTTTCTATCTGGTCTTACAAATCTAGAGAATTTATCCAATTTGGACCTCTTACTAGCATCGCAGTTACCAATGTTGGTGAATCATACGATGCTGGTGCTAAACCCAACGTAGAGATCACTGGGGGAGGTGGATCAGGTGCTACTGCTGAAGTTATCGTTAATGGTAGTCTAGTATCCTTTGATATGGTTACTGAAGGTACTGGTTACACAGAATCACCTCTTGTATCGATTGTTGGAGGTGGTGGATCAGGTGCTACTGCACAAGCAGTTATTACTGGTGGTAGAGTAACAAGAATATTAGTTGAGCAACCAGGACAGAATTATACTACACAACCTCTAGTTTCTATCACAGGTGGCGGTGGTACTGGTGCAACTGCTACTGCAAACGTCCGTGGTCCTATTTCTAGTGTAAACATCACTAACTTCGGTAGTGGATATACTTCACTTCCTGCTGTTAAGGTTAACTCTGGTGAAGGTGCTCTAGCACAACCAATCGTTATTAATGGCA